GACGGTGAGCGGGATGCTGGCAACCGACAACCCCATCGCAGACGTTGTGCTTGGTGCAGATGTGGATGCCAACGTCGCCTATATCGAGGCGTGGAGTTTGGTCACTCGCATCTCTACGGCGGCTAACTCCATTACGCTGTATGCCAACGGCGATGCCCCCGCTACTGCGTTTACCGTGCAGTTAAAGGCGGTGAGATAATGGGCGAATGCTTTAAGTTTGGTAGAGGGAAGCTGAAAACCTTCGACCCTGTGTTTGCCAACAACAGTTGGGAGGATATTATTGCCGCCTGTCAAGCGGGTAAAGTTCCTGCGACGTGGAAGGTGGGCGACCAAAAGAACATGACCATCAACGGGACTGATTATCCCATTGACGTTATTGGTATCAACCATGACACCTATTCCACAGGTGGTACTGCACCGCTTACTTTCCAGATGCACGATTGCTACAAGACGAACTATCAAATGAACAGCGTAGCGTCCGAAGGTGGATGGGAAGTTTGCAATATGAGAAAGAGTCGGTTGCCTGCCATCCTCAACCTTATGCCGACCGAGGTGAGTGCCGCTGTCCGCGAGGTAAGCAAGAAGTCTGGCGCAGGAAGTCCTACTATCAAAAATACGGTCGATAAACTGTTTCTGTTGGCAGAGGTCGAGATTTTTGGTAAATGCACCTATTCTGTGCCGGGAGAAGGTGAACAATATGCGTACTACTCTTCTGGGAATAGCACGATAAAGAAAAGGAGCGGTAGTGCGGCATACTGGTGGGAGCGTTCTTCGCTCGATTACGGTGGTGCGTTCTGTATGGTCGCAACCAACGGTTATGTGTCATTTGACGATGATACCGACTCCTACAGCGTAGCCTTTGCATTCTGTTTTTAAGGAGGTGACTTATGGGCGAAGCAATTTTAGCAAGAACAGCGAGTGAGGTCAGCGTTGCGAAATATTACAGGGAGGAAATTAAAATTTCATCGACCGACTTGAAGGAAAACACTTTTTCGCTTGACGTAGGTTTTCCTCCTGACGTATTGCTCATGGAAAGGTCGGCGTATTCCAACGTCAGTCGAGTTATTTCTATCCTTTCCTATGCAGACACGGAGTACGGCCCGTTTGTATTTGCTTACGGCTCCAATACTAGCGGCAGCGGAACATATGCCAAGAGCACCCCGATTATAGGGGCCGGCAACACGCCAACAGTAACCAAAACACAGACGGGATTTATACTAAGCAGCGGCAATTATACTGTGCGCGTGCTCGACGGAACATATACAATTACGGCAATAAAGTACACATAAGGAGGGAGCGAGAGCGTGTATATCAAATACAACGACAACAAATACCCCTGCAAATGCAGGCCCGGCAAGACGATGGTCTACCGCGAATTACCAGAGGACTTCCCCTCCCCCGTTGAGGGCGAGATTGCTCTGTATGCGGACGATGACTTCCTTCTCCGCACGGACAACGTGGCAGACTATCTGCGGCAGACCTTTGCAGACGGTGTGCTGATGCTGACCAACGTCCCCGAGCCCGAACCCGTTGAGCCGGAGCCTTTTGTGCCCGAACCTACCGTCTGGGACGAGCTGGACGCAGCCTATCAGGAAGGAGTTAATTGCGTATGACAAGCAAAGACAGAGTGCTTCGCCGCGAGCGTGAGCGTGGTCTTATGGATGCGGCCGACCTGCAGAGCAGAGCCGGCAGTATGACCGGCACAGCGCTTTATGCGGAGGAGGACAAGATTCCCTCCTTCAAGGCAGCCGTGGCGAAGATGAATATGCTGGAGCGCAAGGCTGGCTTCGTGTGCAAGTCCAGCGCTGGCCGCGTGGTGAAGCTGAATCAGCCTTATGACAGCACCATCTATACCGGCGAGCCGGAAGAGCTACCTGCACAGTTTGGCTTCGTATGGAGCGATGATCCCGCCAAGGCGTTGCCCTTCGTGGCCATCTCCACATCTCCCTACATGAAGGGAAACTGCTGCACGGAGAACGAGAAGGTATACCGAAGCAAGCAGGACAACAACGTGCACGCACCTTCTGCTTGGCCTGATGGTTGGGAGGAAGTGGAATGATTCGGATGCTATTGCTTGTGGCAGAGCTTGCCGGCGCGATCACCGGCATTGCCGCGTGCATCTGCCTGCTGGTAAAGCCGCTCCGTGACAAACTGTTGGGGATGAACGATGTGCGAGACGGTCAGCGCTGTCTCCTGCGAAGCGACATCCTCAACGTGTACTACAAGTACCGGGAGGAGAAGAAAATCCGCCAGTACGAGTATGAGAACGTGGTGCTGCTCTACAAAGCATACAAGGCTTTGGGCGGCAACACTTTTGTAGACCACATCTACAATGAAATCAACGAGTGGGAGGTGATCAGCTGATGAAAACAAGCAAACTTGTTCTGCTTGCCATTGGCGGTCTGCTGATCGCCTTTGTGCTGAAGATGATCGAGCTTTATGAAACCACCGGGGCAATCCCGGACACATTGGTAAGCTGTGTTCTTGGCGGAGGGCTGGCAGAGCTGGCCCTTACCGCTTGGATCACGGTGAGCAAAGTAAAAAAAGGAGGCGCGGACAATGAGTGAGATTATGAGAAAACTGACCAGCCGCAAATTCCTGCTGGCTCTGGCTGGCATGGCTGCCGGCTATGCTATGGCCTTTGGCGTGGATGGCAGCGAGATCGTTGAGATCGTGAGCGCTGTGGGCGGCATTCTGGCCGCTGTGGGCAGCGCCATCGCCTACATCAATGCAGAGGCCAAAGTGGATGCCGCAAGGGAGTTGAGCGAGCATGGTAACGATTAACGCTTATTCCCGGAAGAAGGACGGGCTCAAGAAGCTGTCTGCCAACTTCGCTGTGAATGAGTTTGCCTGCAACGACAACAGCGATCCTATCTTCGTTGCCCCGGAGCTTGTGGAGGTGCTGCAGAAGATCCGCAACCACTTCCGCAAGCCTGTTACCATCAACAGCGCATTCCGCACGGCAAGCTACAATAAGAAGGTGGGCGGCGCAGCACAGAGCCAGCATCTCTACGGCATGGCGGCAGACATCGTGGTTAAGGGCATCAAACCGGAGACGGTGGCAGCCTACGCAGAGACTCTGCTGCCGAACAATGGCGGCATCGGTCGATATGCCACCTTCACGCACATCGACATTCGGGAAACCAAAAGCCGCTGGAACGGATAAGGAGGAGCGAGCATGACAATGAATCAAGTCATTGAGTATGTGGATCGGGTGAAGCCCAACGCATACTCCGATGAGGACAAATGCCGGTGGATCAATACGATTGAGGGCTTGGTGAGCAGAGAAGTGCTGAACGACGATGCTCCCGAATACAGTCTCCCGGAGGATGCTGATACTCCTCTGCTGGTGGCAAGCCCTTACGACGATATCTACCCCCTGTTTGTATCCGCGATGATCGACTTCTACAACCGCGAATACAACGACTACAACAACACAGCGCTGATGTATCAGGAGCGGCTTGACCAGTACAAGGCGTGGATCATCAGAACCAGCACTTATACTCCCGGCAATTTCAGAAGGGTAATGGGGTGATACGATGCTTCCTTTTTTGAGCACGACTACGAAAAACTCCAAGAAGTACATCGTGACCTTCCGGGGCATCAACTACGGCGAAGCACATGAGGATGGCGACTTCTCCGCAAGCAGAAACGTATCCACGGCGAAGTATCCCTGTGTGTCTCCTCGTTTTGGTCGAGAGCTGATTGGAACATATGCCGCGCCCACTTCTCTGCACACCAAGGACGGCCTGATGATCATTGACGGCACTTCCGCCATCTACAACGGCACCGTGGTTGGCAATGTGAGCGAGGGTCGCAAGCAGATGGCAACGGTGGGCAACTATGTCATCATCTTCCCGGACAAGGTCTACTACAACGTGGAGACCAAGGAATTTGGCAGTATGGAGGCTTCTGTGACCGTTACTGGCGCGACCTTCACGGATACCACCATCACCATCAAGGACGGCTCTTTCCCGTTCCGTGTGGGCGATGCCATCACCATCAGCGGCTGCACCGTTCATCCCGAGAACAACAGAACGCTGGAAAAGGCTATCATCATTCGCGGCGTGGATGACAAGGTGCTGACCTTCTACGAGAACAGCTTCACGGCAGGCACGGAGACCGCCACGCTGACCTTCAAGCGAGATGTTCCCGACCTTGACTTCCTGTGCGAGAGCAACTACCGCTTGTGGGGCACGAAGGATAACACCATCTACAGCAGTAAGTTTATGGACCCGCTCAACTTCAATTCCTTTGATGCTTCTGTCGCTGACAGCTACGCCATCAGCGTTGGTAGTGACGGAGAGTTTACCGGCTGCGTGCCCTACTCCAGCCACATCTGCTTCTTCAAGGAGAACACCCTGCATAAGCTGTACGGCAGTAAGCCCAGCAACTTCCAGATCGTCACCTCCCAAGTGTACGGCGTACAGGAGGGAAGCGAGCGGTCTATCTGCACCATCAACGAGACGCTGTTCTACAAGGGTGTTGGCGGCGTGTACGCCTATACCGGTGGTGTTCCCGAATTGGTGAGCAGTAAGTTTGGCGTGCGGAAGTTCAGCGATGCGTGCGCGGCAACGGACGGCACACGCTACTACATCTCCATGCGAGAGGGGAATGTGTGGCACGTTTTCGCCTACGATGTGCAGCGGAATATGTGGGTGCATGAGGACAACGCCCATTGCGTGGACATGAGCTTCCATGAGGGCTATGTCTACTTCCTGACCGCAGAGGGTGAGCTTCTGCGTGTGGACACCGACGGAAGCCAGAGTGATGTGGAATGGAGCGTCACCTTTACTCCCTTCAACGAGACGGTGAACGAGCGGAAGGGCTACTCCAAATTCCATATGCGATTGGAGCTTGCCGCCGGCAGCTCCTTGACCGTGGAGCTCAAGCGCAACGTGGACGATGATTGGAAGCAGATCTACCACACAGAGAACGAAAAGGCGCGGACAATCAGCATCCCTGTCATCCCTGCCAGATGCGACAGCGTGGAGATCCGCTTGAGCGGCAAGGGTGAATGCCTGCTGCGTACCTTCATCCGTGAATTCTTTATGGGGAGTGATGTGTAATGCCAATCTTCACACAGTCTTTGCGAAAGGTTGACACAGCGAATCCCACGGAAGCTATCAAGGAGATGGCAAACCACATTCGCTACATTCAGGAGCAGCTTGAGTACACGCTGATGAATCTGGACAGCTCCAACGTAACGGAGATCGACACCGACCAGACCAACATCGGCTCCTCCACCGGTGGCTCCAGTTTCACCGGTAACAGCATTACGCTGAACGGCAGCAACGGCGAGAATTTTGAAGCGGGCGTGGTGAACAACGTGTTCCGCTTCACGGTGAAGGGCAAGAGCGGCGCACAAATCATGTACCTGACAAGCGACGGACAGCTTGTGATTACGAATCACGCCACCATCCATGTCGATGGCGGCGAGTGGTAAGGAGAGTGAGTAAATGGCTTACAACAAAGACACCGATTATTCTCTGCTGATGAAGCAGGCCGCTGATGCGGGCAACTACAAGCTGGCCGCACAGTACGAACAGCAGAGAAATGAGAAGATTAAGGGAGAGGGCATGGATTATGCCACTTCCAGCGACTATGCCGGTTGGCTGGACAGCACCGACTACGGCACTATCGGTCAGAAGCAGATGGCAGCCGGCGCTTCTTGGCAGGATGTTCAGGACACCTACAACAAGCGTTACAACAAGGCATCCGGCACCGTGGGCATGGAACAGTATACCAACGATGCCATTCAGCAGGAGATGCTGGACTACATTCTGGCAGGTCAGAATCAGCCCAGTTTCGACTTCGACATGAGCAGCAAGCCCACCTACAACGACAACGGCATGAATGACCGCATCAACGCTATGCTGGACAAAATCCTCAACCGCGATGCGTTCAGCTACAGCGCTGCGACCGATCCTCTGTATCAGCAGTACGCTTCCATGTATGAGCGAGAGGGCACTCGTGCCATGAACGATGCTATGGCGGCTGCTGCGGCTACTGCCGGCGGCATGAACACCTACGCCATGACCGCCGCAAATCAGGCAAACAACTACCACATGGCACAGCTTGGCGATAAGGTACCCGAGCTGTATCAGCTTGCCTATGAGATGTATCTGAAGGACATCGACAATCAGGTGCGCGACCTTGGTCTGCTGCAGGATATGGATGACACCCAGTATGGTCGCTACCGCGACACCATGAGCGACTGGTACAACGACCGCGACTTCTCTTACGGTATGTATCTGGACGATGTGGCAAAGGATCAGTGGAACAAGACCTTCAACCACGGCGTGGCACAGGATGCTCTGGCACAGAGCAACTGGGAGGCCGAGTTTGGTCACACCGTTTCCGAGGATGCTCTGGCACAGAAGAACCGCGATCAGGAATGGGATCGTACCGTTGGCGATGAAGAGGGTGACGAGACATACGAGAAGCTGCTTGAAAAGGCAGAGAACCTTGCCGCTTACGGTGACTTCTCCGGCTACAAAGCTCTCGGCTACACCGATGAGCAGATCAAGGCAATGGAAGATGCCTACAACAAACAGATGGCCGGTGAGCTTGGCGGTGGTTACACCGGTAGCACCGGCGGTGGCGGCAATGACAAGGACGATGGCTCCAGCAAGGACAAGGCCCCTAGCAAGGACAAGACCGGTGGTGGCTACAACAACGGTAAGCTGACTACCGCACAGGTGAAGGAGCTGCAGGACTATTACGGCGCTACTCCCGATGGTCTGTGGGGCAGCAATTCCAAGAGCAAGGCTGGCGGCTTGAGCGCTGACGAAGCATGGAAGGCATACCAGAAGGCTATCGGTGGCGGTGACGAAGGTGATGTTGAGCTCAACTGGAGCAGCATGACCGACCTTGGCCTCGGCCCTGTATCCGCAAGTTTCGTCGAAGAGATCATGAACGCCGGCGGCATCGTTGAGGATGGCAAGGGCAATGTGTATTGGGCTCCCGGCTGGGGACCTGACAACTACAAGGAAAAGATGCGTAGCATTCCTATGGGTATCAAATCTCCCTCTGCGTGGATCAATTAAAAAGGAAGGTGAACGCCAATGGCATTGTCTCCTCTGCAAAGAGCAGCACAGAAGGAAAAAGAAGAAAAGCAGAAGAGACGGGCGGAGGTCGATGAGACCTCCCGCCCCTCTTCGAAAACCGAAGAAAAAGACGAACCGAAAACCGAGTCCAAGAAGAAACCAAAGACCGATGGGAAAAGGCTCTCTCCTCTGCAAAGAGCTGCACAGAAAGAGCAGGAGCAGAAGCGCGCACCTGTGGTTACTCCCAACAAACCGACTGCCGCCCCTACTCCCACCAAACGACGCACCATGCAGGACATCTATGCCGATTTGGATAAATCCAAAAATCGCTTGACCGGCGCACAGCAGAATCTGGACAGATTTGCAGAGCGCTATGGCATCAGCAAGGAAAATGCGTGGGAGGATCTGGCGACAAAGTACGGCGCTACCAAGGGTGAGGACGGCACCTATCTGTTTCAGGATGAGGACAGCCTGACCCAGTTTAACCGTGTGTCTGCTGCATTGTCCGGTCTGTATGACACCTACACCAACGAGTACAACACATACAGCGGTCTGTACGACGAGATGTCCAACTTCCGCACAGCTGATTCTGTTGGTTTTGAAGTCAGCGCACTTGAGGACGAGAAGAGCGACCTGCTCCGTCAGCGCGCGGTTGAAATGGATGTGTACCGCGTGAGCGGCGATGCCACAAAGTTGGTAGACATCCAGAACAAAATCAAGGTTATCGATGACAAGCTGGAGCCTCTCCTCGCAGAACAGGAGGAGTTAAAGGCTCTGGAGCGGCAGGATCTCATCGACAGCGGCGAATACCACGACGCGAATCTGTGGGATTTGACCGGCAGATCTGTTGCAAAGGGCTATTTGCAGGCGCGGCAGGGTCAGGAAACCTATAAGGCCATGAAGGGCTGGGACAACAAAAAGGCGGAGTTCGACGAGAAACTTGCGCAGGAGAAGTACCAGTTCCTTCCCGACGGAAAGTTGGAAGAGTTTGTGTCCGGTGGTGCTGAATTGGCAGGCCAGATCAGCCGCCAGTACACCGACCCCAGAGCTCTTCTGTATGCTCTTGAATCTGGCGGCCTTGCAATGCTGGCAGGTAACGCAGGTCCGCAGGCAATCGTCCCGGAAGAAGTCGTGTCCGTCCCGACTGCCATTGCTGCTGGTTTCCAGATTGGCGGCGCACAGGCAAACTACGAAATTGAAGCCGGCCACGCCTACAACGAAATGATCGATATGGGCATCTCTCCCAAGACGGCAAGCATCGTCGCGGAGTTTGTCGGCGGCGGCAACGCGCTGCTGGAAATGGTGCAGATGGATGACCTGCTCAAGAGCTTCAAGGCACTCAAGAGCTCTGCCGCTACACAGAATGCAGCCAAGATGATTGGCGAATATCTGGAAAACCGTGGTGTTCATGTCCTCACCGAAACCTCGCAGGAAGTTGCGCAGGAGGCTGTGACCATGCTCGGCGGCGAGGTGGCATCCCGCATCGACAAGGGCGAGAGCGCCTATACATGGGACGAGACTTTGGAGCGCTTGGGCGATACCGCTGTTTCCTCTGCCGGCTCTTTCGCCGTAATGGGTATCCCCGGCGATGTGGTCAACATCACGTCCCAAGCCTACAAAGGCAAGCAGTATGCCGACCTTGGCGAGAAGTACGAATACGAGGGTGCAGCCGACGACATCATTGCATCCGGTCTTGAAGCAAGCGAAGAGACCGATGCTCACAAGATCGCTGTGGAGCTGCAGGACAAGCAGACAAGAGGCGAGACCATCACCAATGAGGAGATCGGGCGTGCTGTCGTTGCAAATGCAAAGGCGATTGCCGCCGAAGAGAGAGTGGCAAGAGCCAACATGGACCGCGAGGCGCGGCAGGCGGAGATCGATAGTGTCACCGAGAGCGCCGGCTATGGTGAGAATGGCGCAAAGACATTCGCATCCGTTGCGATGGACACCAACGCCGACCCCAAGACCGTTATGCGCCGCTTCGACACAGCCTATCAGGCGGGTCTTACCGGTCTGACGATGGGCAAAACGAAGTTCTCCACCACTCTTCAGGTTGAGGCATTCAACGCTGGACGAATGGATCACATCGCAAGAATGGCGAAGGATAAGGCTCACGTCTCCACGACCATTTTGAGTGAGCAGGAGACCGGCTTCGACCACAGCAACGCACCTGCAGATGTCACGAAGGCGCAGAGAGATTTCTCCACATGGTTTGCCCAGAAGATGGGCGTCAAGGGTGTGTGGGACGGCTATGACGGCGTTGCCTATAACGGATTCTTCGACCCCGACGCAGATGTCGCAGACCCCAACAGCGATGCTGGCATCGTCCACTTTGCGCAGGACTTCGGCATCAGCCCCAACCTGATGAAGAAGCTCGGCAGCATGGACTATCAGCAGAAGGTGGAAAAACTTGCTTCCAAGCGCGAGGAATCCTTCGTGTTCTATGTTGGCCACGAAATCGCAGGTCACGTTGCAATGGATCGCGCACCCGTACAGATGCGAGCCTTCGCAAACGCCATGTACAACTACAAGATGAGCATGGTGAAGGACGGCAAAAACCTCGCAAGAGATAAGACGACCATCTATGCCAAGGGTGGCGTCAAGCTGGACACCGATGCCGCTATCGAGGAAGTTATCAGCGACTCCATTCTGGAGCTGTACGATGGCGACGAGCAGGCGTTTATGGATGCCATGCGTCGCGTCTATGACAGCCTCGACGAGGACGGCAAGAAGGGCGCTCGCGAGTACGGCAATGCATTGAAGCGCACCATTGCAAAACTGAAGGCATGGGTGCGGAAGCTGCGCGGCAAGGGCGAGACCGAGACCGCCGCAAATGTGGAGAAGGGCATCACCGAGCTGGAGCATCTGCGCCAGATGTTTGAGGAAGCCATCGCCGCCAGCATGAAGGCTGTCAAGGAGGCGCAGGCAAACCCGGCAAAACAGAAGGGCGCTGCCAAGACCACCAGCAAAGAGGGCATCAAGAACAGCATCAAGTCTTTTGCAGACGCCGCAGGCATTGAGGCCACAAGAGACGAGAACGGAGTGATCTCGTTCACGATTGATGGCGAAGCCGTTACCAAGGTGACCGCAGACCACATCAAGAATCACAGCGGGCTCGGCGTTCTTATTACGGTGGCGCAGGAAAACGGCAACATCTCCGCCGCCGAGGCGAAGATCCAGTACAAGGCTGCTGCCGACATCATGAACATGATCCTCAACACGCAAGACCCCGACATGGTTTGGGCGTGGGTAGGCTCGTCCATGTTCTCCGCCATCAAGAGCAACGCCGACGGACAGTACGGCACGACCATCGACTTCACCACCGTGTGCCGCAAGACGCAGGATATGATCACCGCAATGTCCAAAGCCATGATGAAACTGAAGCGCGGCTTGACAAAGGATGAGGTCACCCAGCTGCAGGCGGAGCTGATTGCAGAGGGTAGCAGCGTACCTTGCCCCGTGTGCTATGTATTCTCCCGCTGGGCCGGCATCGGCTCCGTGCTGGACAATATGTACCGCTGGCAGAACAAGTACGACAGTTACTCCGACGCAAGAATCCAGAAGCGCATTGCCGAGCTGACCGAGAAACTCGGCAAGGGTAAGAGCAAGGATCTCATGCAGATGCTGCGCGAGCAGGACGAGGAGTATGACAACCTCTCCTATGAGCGCGAAAAGCTCAACCTTGAGAAGCGTCAGCTCAACGCCAAGAAACGCAACGCGGTAAGAGACAACGATGCACACACCCTTGCAGACATCAACAACCGTCTGGACGAGATCGCAAAGCGGATGCCGCAGATTTCCAAGCGACTCAAGGACATCAAGGCAAGTGTAGCCCCAGAGCTGGCTTGGCTGCTGAATGTACGATCCCAGCCCGACTACGCCGAGCACGGCAAGGTGCGCGAGAATGTTCTGTTTAATTTGGATGACGCTGCCGCCTTTGCGGAAGAGTCTCCTCTGGCATGGAAATATCGCACCAGCCGAGGCCCCTCTGCCGGCAAAGCAATTCTGCCTTACTCCGATATGCGCTTGGGCGACATGATCCTCGGCGTAGGCAACACCTCTGCCGACGGCAACACTTTGTTTGCCAACGTGGACGGAGAGTTCACCGAGGCACAGAGAGCCTTCTTTGACAAGGCTGTTGCCCGCACCAAGGCACAGAATTTGATTGGCGGACAGAGATTCCAATCCACCTCCGACTTCCGCTACGACTATGCGCTGGATTACCTGATGGCGTTTTGGGAGGCGCAGGCTCTTGGCTCCAAGATGCAGACCTACACCAAAATCATCGAGTTTGGCGACATGGTAGCAGCTGTTGGCGGCGACTTCAATCTGTCTGTGATGCCTCGCAACAAGGGCTATGTCACGCTGCCCGACGGCACGAATCAGTTGATTTTCTCCTCCGTTACCGGCATCAACTTCGAAGCCGCTGTTCGGTCCAACCAGATGCACGACAACGGTCAGCTGATCCTTGTCGGCATCAACGATAATCACATTCTCGCGGCTCTGGAAGACTCCGCCGAGACTCGCGGCGCACACATTGGTTTTGTCATTCCTTACCACGCAAGCGGCGCGTCTATCAACGAGTTCATCCGCGTTCTGGTAAGCAACCTTGGCGAGACCTATATGGCAAAGAGCTATCAGGACTACAGCAAGGTGCAGACCGACAGCGTGAAATCCAATGCCACCGCAGACCAGAAGCGCAGACACGAGCTGCGATCCATGTTGCTGCGAGGCAAGGATGGCGGCAAAAACTGGAGCCCCAGCGCAGAGGACATCGACTTTATCCGTGGCAAGTCTGTTGACATTACAGACCGCTCCTTTGCTGACTTGCGAGCTGTTGAGCGCAAGGCGCTGCGTGGTGACAAGGCTGCCATCGCCGAGTATGAGAGCTGGACAGCCGGTGCGCTGTGGGATCTCTACAACAAAATGTGGGTCGAGGGCGGCTCCGAGTATGGCGTGCGACTGAACACAAGCCAAGCTGCGGCTGTTATGCCCCACGAATACTGGAACAAGACCGTCAACCGCGATAAGGCATATATCAACGGTTTCCTGTTCCGCTCTTACTGCTACAACCTTGGTTTGACGCCTCGCTTCTCTGGCGCGGTCGCAAAGGGTGAAAAGTACGGTGACTTCACAGATAGCACCGGCTACTGGAAGACGCTGATCGACCGTCCGATGTACAACAACGACGGAACGTACCGCGACCAGCAGGTCATCAATATGTCCAAGTTCAACATGGAGATGCTCAACCCCGAGTATGCCAAAAAGAATTGGGCTGGTTACTCTGTGCAGGAACCGGATGTTGTGCGGGCTGGCAGAGCGGCTGACCGTTTTGTGGAAAAGGTGAAGAGCGACAGCAAACAGTTCAGTCTGAAGGACCGCGACTACGCGAAGGCCGTGAAGAGTGGCGATATGGAGACCGCACAGCGCATGGTTGACGAGGCAGCAAAGGCTGCTGGCTACGCCGTGAGGTTGTACCACGGTACGAAGATGTTCGGCTTTACCAAGTTCGACCCCAAGTTCTCTGATGACAAGATTTCCATCTTCGCGTCCACTTCCAACGATGTGGCGCAGTCTTACTCCGGCACCTACGAAATCAAGCGTGCAGGCACCAAGCCTAAAACCTACCGCGCAGATAAACTTACGGACGCACAGATCCGAGAGGCTCTTTCTTCGTGGCACAAGTTTGAGCGCGTAACCGGTGCGGAGGCTGTTCGGGAGTGCGTTGCAGAGGCGATTGCCAAGAACGCTGCGGAGATTATTCGACAGGTTGAATACCGCAACAAGACCGCTGACGAGTATTTCGCCATTCCTGCTGAATATAGCAGAGTGTTGAGCGGCAAGGTGACTCCCTACAAAATCGCAGAGATGGCAGAGATGTTCACCGAGGAGCAGCTGATTGCCAAGTGGGGCAAAAACGCACCCGGTATCGGCGCGGCAAAAACCATCGGCGCTCTGGCTGCCGCTGATTACGGACAGACCGCATATGTGGCACGCGACGGTAAGGGAAATGCCTCTGTCGTTATGAGCGAGCAGGCTGCAGCAGAAGAAGCCGCAAGATCCCTGAACGCGAAGGAATCCAACGGCAACTACGCGCTGTACGGCAACACCGATGGTATGCTTGTCATCGATGGCAAGGGTGCAAACTGGAACGACATTCCGTTCAGCCATGTTGATGGCGGTCGATCCACCACCAGAGAGATCGTCGCGTGGGCGCACAAGCGCGGCTATACCGGCGTTGTTTTCAAGAACATTGTCGATAACGCCAACCCCGGTCGCTCTGCAAAGGCCAGCACCGTGTATGCGTTCTTCAGCGGAAACCAGCTGAAGTCTGCCGACCCCGTCACCTATGATCGTTTCGGCAGATCTATCCCTCTGTCCAAGCGGTTTAACAAGGGGAACAAGGATATTCGCTATAGCCTGAAGGACTCCGACTACATGGCTGCAGTCGAGGCCGGCGATATGAAGACCGCACAGCGGATGGTGGATGAGGCGGCGAAGGAATGGGGCGCAGTTAGTGTCCACAGAGATTTTGGTGTTCGCAAGGATGGAATGCCAACGACCCTCTATCACGGAACGCCGAGATATGGCTTTACGGTGTTCGAGCCACACCGACCGGGTCAGATAGACGGAACAGATTCCATTTTTATGGCCACGGACGCCTCGACTGCGCCTGGATATCAATATGGCAGAAGTGGCGGTAAGCCCGGAATTTACAAACTATATGCACGGATGGAAAGGCCTCTCATTGTTGATTGCGGCGGTTTGGACGCAATGGATATCCATCTTGACGATTACAGTAAAAGACACATTCTCGACCTTGTAAGACGATATGTCAAAGAGGGGTGGGAGTCTGTAGACACAAAAAAACAGACCAATTTTAGCTCTGATCAAATCATGTTTGCCGCCTTGAAAAGTGGGGAGTATGATGGCGTTATTTTCAAGTATGTCAAAGACGGTTACTACAATAACGATTTGACCACGGCTGTGGGTGTTTTCGACTCCAACCAAGTCAAATCCGCCGACCCCGTCACCTACGACGACACCGGCAACGTGATCCCGCTGTCCAAGCGATTCGACAGCAGCAACGACGATATCCGGTACAGTCTCAAGGTAAACACCGAAGGACTTCCCGGCGATGTTGCACAGGAATCCGCAGATGTTATCACCGCGCTGAAGCGAGACGGCATGGCCTCCCGGTATGGTGTTCGTAAGTACGCGTCTTACACAAGCGAGCGCATCGAGGCGGAGCTGCAGGAGAGCATTGCGGAGGGCGTGGCAGACTATGCGCACAGTTACATCGCGTGGGTCGACCCGATGAAGTTCCTTCACGCAACCACGACTACATCCGCCTATCGAGATAGAATTCGCGGAGAAGCTGGCGATCTGCGGATGGATGATTTGCGAGCCAACGAGGAACCCATCTACCTAATCGTAAACGAGAAAACCGGTGAAGTGGTTGGTCACGAGGGCAGACACAGAATGACCGCTCTTATGGACGCTGGCGTTGAGCGCGTGGCTACCATTATCCGTGTGACAGACAGAGAATCGCTGATCGGCGTCCACGGGGACAAGTACAACGGCAACCTGTTGTGGCCGAAGCGGGATCTTCGCCTGAAGGGCCAGAAGTTTGACAACGGGCGCGGCTCCAACATTGCACTGCACGACCTGCTTCCTCTGTCCGAGCGCTATGCAGACGCGGCGCGCCAACTATTCTCCGAGGTGGACAACAGCACGCGATTCTCCCTCAAGGGCGAGCGCGAGATTCAGCGTGAAATCGACCGCATTCGCAAGGAGGGCAAGAAGGCTGGCAAGAGCGAGGCCGACATCGAGAGCGAAGTCGATACCATGATCGACCAGCAGTACGGCGAGCTGATTAAAACCTATGGTGAAATCAAGCGTGGCGAGAACCCTGCAAGAGGCATCAAGGTGCCGCAGCGCACCAGCGAGAAAAAGAAGGTCTCCCAGACGGTGCGCACCATTCTGGAGGCAAAAGTAACCCCCGAGTCTGCGCTGCCAAAGATCCAAGAAATGATTGTTTCCGGCGACTTCTCCTATGACATCTACACGGATGAGGCTGCCATCAACAACGCAGAGGACATCATTCGCACCAAGAAATACCCCGTTGCTCTTGCCGAGTGGATCAAGGATGTTGAAGCTGGCAAGGTAAGCAAAACCAATACCGCTCTCGGTTGGGCGCTATACAACCAAGCTGCAACGGACGGGGACATGGCGACCGCTATGACCATCCTCAACTACATGGTCGGCCATCAGCGGAACGCCGCGCAGGCAGTACAGGCGACCAGAATCCTGAAGAAGCTGGAGCCCGACGCACAGCTTTACGGCGTTGTTCGTAGCGTGCAGAAGCTGGAGGAAGACCTCAATACCGGCAAACGAGTTGATGAGACCACCGCAAAACGAGCTGCTGGCGCTGTCGGTCAGGCGAAGAAGGATGCGGCGGGCGCTGCCGCAAAAGCGCATTCTGGCGTTAAGGTTAATCGCAGAGGCAGCCGGGTAGAGATCGAGGGCAATCAGGCTGGCGAGCCGTTTGTGTTTGAGTATGCACAGAAGGTTGGCGAAGCTCTGGCGCATAGCCTTGAGGCAAAGCGCAATCGCCCGGCAAAGCAGGAGAAAACCTTCCTGCAGCACATTGTTGCAGAGCTCAATCGGTTTGCTGCCGAGAAGTTGCCGAAGGAAAAGAAGGACAAGCCTCTGACAGCCGTTGACCTGCTGCGGGACTACATCCAGAATCAGGCCTTCTTTGCCGAGGCTTGGCAGGCGGCACAGGTCGAGCTGCGAGAGAAGTACGCAGACGATCAGATGCTCGGTGAGTTCATCAACAGCGGCATCGGCGTAGATGCTAACGCCAATCCGCAGAACGCCATCTTCATGCGTGCGCTCGTCAAGGCTGCAGCAGACAGCAAAGAGGGCAAGGCTATCCTGCGCAAGCAGGACGCGCTCGGCTTCACCGGCATGGCAGACACCATTGCTGACAACCTGATCCAGCAGACCGGCGCGACCGGCGAAATGGCGGACACCATCCGCGATGCAGCCCACGCATATGTCTACGACGCGGTGAATGAGGTTGCGGCAAATGAGAAGAAAACCGATGACATCAAGATTGTTGACGCTGCGATCCGTGGAGCAATGAAGGACATTGGCGTGAAGATGTCCGAGGTTGTTCTGTCTGGGAACGGCGAGGCCGTGAAGCAGGCTGTCGTTGCGAAACTTGTTGGCAAGTACGGCTTCGGCATGGCGGAAGCAACGCATACCGCAGATGTCGTGGCAGAGCGCTTCGACCAAATGAGCAGAAAAATCGCAGAGAACAAGCTCAAGTCTATGTTCAAGGAGCGCAGCAATGTGCGGAAGACTCTCCCCGAGAGAATCGAAAGATTGGCAAGACTTGGCGCGTTTGATGTTGGCTCCGCATACAACCAGCAGGCAGCCGAGCACTTGTTCAAGGTCGGCACGCCCCTCACCGTCAACGAGGAGCTGGCAACCAAGTTCTTGATGGCGAAAACGCAGGAAGAGCGCGACGCAATTCTGGCAGACATCTACAGAGATGTTGGCCGCCAGATGCCCGCTACCTTCATGGACAAGTGGAACGCTTGGCGCTATCTGGCTATGCTTGGCAACCCTCGCACCCATGTTCGAAACGTTGTGGGCAACCTTGGCTTTGCTCCTGTTGTGGCAACCAAGAACATGACCGCAGGGGCTATTGAGTCCGTTGTCAGTTTCGTTTCCGGTGGCAAACTGGAGCGCAACAAGGGCAGAGTCAACCCCAAACTGTTGCAGGCGGCATGGGCAGACTACGACAACGTGGCAGACGAGATCTCCGCCGGCGGCAAGTACAGCGATGCTGCCAACAAGAACAAGAGCATTGAGGAAGGCAGAACCATCTTCAAGTTCAAACCTCTGGAGAAGGCTCGTAAAAAGAACAGCGAGTGGTTGGAGACTGAAGACATCTGGTTTGCCAGACCGCACTACGCTTTTGCTCTGGCGCAGTATTGCAAGGCTCACGGTGTAACGGTGGATCAGCTCAAACGAGGCAAGGCTTTGGGCAATGCTCGTGCATACGCCATCAAGGAAGCGCAGAAGGCCACCTACAAGGACACCAACGCATTCTCCGACGCTGTAGCCAAGGTTGGTCGCTATTCTGGAGATAACAAGTGGCTCCGGCGCGGAAGCACCTTGATTGAAGGCGTCCTCCCGTTCCGTAAGACTCCTGCCAACATCCTTGCCAGAGGCGTTGAGTACAGCCCCATCGGTTTGCTGAAGAGCCTTACCGCCGACTTGCACAAGGTGTCCAAGGGTGACATGACCGGCGCAGAGGCAATCGACAACATTGCTGCCGGCATGACTGGTACGATGTTGCTCGGCTTCGGCTTGTGGGCAGCCGCACAGGGCCTGATTCGCGGTTCTGGCGGCGACGACGAGGAAGAGAAGAAGTTTGATGAGCTGCAGGGTCGCCAGTCCTATGCGCTTGAGCTTCCCAACGGCAAGAGCATCACTCTGGACTGGTTGGCTCCCGAAGCTCTGCCCATGTTCATTGGCGTGAATCTTTATGAAATCGCCAAGGAGAAAAAGAGCGCAGTCAACCTTGCCGATATGCTCAAGGCTGTCACAAGCGTTGGCGAACCGCTTCTGGAGATGAGTTGCCTGCAGAGTCTTAACGACCTGCTCGATAGCAACAACTTCAACGGCGATTTGCCCGCAATTCTCAAAATGCCCGCAAGCGCCGCAACAAGCTATCTCACGCAGGCGTTTCCCACGATTCTGGGACAGGCAGAGCGCAGCACACAGGATGTCCGCATGACCACCTACACGGAGAAGGACAGCTTCCTTACCTCCGATATGCAGTACACCCTTGGCAAGATCAGCGCGAAGACTCCCGGTTGGGACTTCAAGCAGATCCCCTACATCGATGCATGGGGCAGAACCGAGAGTACCGGCAGCAAGGCGGCAAACGCAGCCAACAACTTCCTCAATCCTGCTTACACCTCCCAAATTGAGACGAGCAAGATGGAAGAGGAGCTGCAGCGTCTGTACGATGCGACAGGGGAGAAGGGCGTGCTTCCCGACAGAGCGCCCAAATACTTCACCGTTGACAAGGAACGCAAGGACCTGACCGGCGAGGAGTATGTGGAGTATGCAACCGAGAGAGGCCAGCGCTCCTACGATATGCTGACCGAGCTGACCGGTCTTCCCGAGTACAAGGACATGACCGACGAAGAGAAGGCCGAAGCTGTTGACATGGTGTTCGAATATGCGGATGCTGTAGCCAAAACCGATGTGAGCAACTACAAGCCCACCGGCTGGGTGAAAAACGCTATTGAGGGCGACATGGATGAGATGGACTACATCCTCTACAAGATGGCGCTGACTATGGTTGACAAGCCCAACGAGAACGGCGAGCTTGGCGGATCTCCCACACAAGAGGAGAAGGCTGCGGCAATCAATCTCCGCTACGGTTTGAGTGATAGTGACATCGCTTATCTGTGGGATACCAAGGACGGCTACATGGCATACGAAGCCGGTGCCGACATGAGAGCCTATGTTGACCGCATCGGTTCTGGCGAGAGTGTCAACGTGGAGAAGATGGTTGGTGCAATGGAGCTCGGTGTATCCGACGAGGAATACTACAGCTTCCTCGATGCTCTGGAGGAATTTGACGAGCCTTCCGAGAGTGGCAAGCTCGGCACATTCACGCAGAAGGAAGCAACCAAGGCTGTTGCCTCTATCCCGGGACTTACCGACGAGCAGAGAGCATATCTGTGGCAGAGCATGAACAAGAGTTGGAAGAAGAATCCTTGGAAGTAAACAAAAAGAGGGCGGGAGAAATCCCGTCCTCTTTGCTTTGCTCTTATGTACATCCGCAATGTGCGTATTCGCTAACACGTCCAAGATGTATATAAAGATTAAAAAAATATTAGACCTTCAAATGCACATCTAACTCCATAGGGGAAGCCTCGCCCCAACGGTTTCCAAACTCTTTCGGTTTCTTCTGTCTGTAGAAGTTTATTCTATGGATGCAGCGCTTGAGAAGCATATTCTTATACTTGGCAGGTACGACAGGATCTCGCAGAGCATCCAGAGCATCGGAGAACATTGCTTTTTTGTTCTCGTAGTCAACCGGCTCCGGGACAGAGTTCTTTGCAGTACACAGCGCCTGTTCTACTTCCGCTTTTTCTTTCAGCACCTTCTCGTTCAGCTTGTCGAAGATGTGCTTGGGCATTCCTTCCATTGTGTACTTCTCCCATTGTGCCATTTCCAAGGCGTTTAGCTCTACCAACCGCTTCTCCAGATTGGCTATAATTTCCCGGTGGAATGCTACGCTGTCGGAAGAGTCTCGCTCAATTCGCAATTCGAAATCTGCGATGGCATCTTGCAGAATCTTGATAACCTCGTCTCGCATTTCCTCAACGGTGCAGGAAGCTGTTTTGC